AAGAAAGCTGCATGGGAGCAATCTCATCAATTATTTTACGGATTGAAAAATTTAGCAACAGCAACAAACACACCAATTTTTGTTACTACCCAAGCTACGAGGGATGCTGCGGACATGTTTACTCCACCTAGAGCAGATCAAGTAGCCTTTGGTGACGCATTAATAAGAGCAGCCGATGTAGCTTTAGCTATGTGTGGTATTGAACAAGATGATCAGAAACGTTTGGTTCAGTTCCAAAAGTATAGAGATGGTGAATTAGCTAGAGATACAACTGTTATGCAGTGGGCAGTAGACAATGGTAATATAGAAGAAGTTCCTGATTACAGATGGGACGAGTATTAAGCGAGGAGGCTTATAATGGGAATATTTGATTGGTTCAGTACAACTGACGATAATTCTGATAACAACATAGTGGTAAAATCTACTAGAAGTAAAGGTAGTGGTAGACCAATTATCGACATTACTGTAGGAGATATTAGAAAAGGTATTGCTACAGACGAGAATGGTTATCGAAACGAAGTTGTTTTATTTCTAAGAAAAAACAAAAAGGATAGATAGTGGTAGATTGGTACTCTATACTAATAAAATATGGAGTTGCCATACCAAATGAAGAACAAATAATTATTCATTGCCCTTTTCATGAAGATAGACGAGAGTCTTGTTCTATAAATCTTGATAAAGGAGTTTGGATTTGTTTCGCAGGTTGTGGTCAAGGCGGTCTTAAATACTTCATAAAGAAATACACGGGTAAATCTTGGGAAGAATTGAACGAAGACTTTCAAGTACAGACTTATGATCTAGAATTCAATTGGTTTGATGATGAGTTAGATGATGAACAACTAGACACAGTTGATACACCAGACACTATTTTAGATATTGAAGATAATCATTGGATTTATAAGAGAGGTTTTTCTTACGAATCGATATTAAAGTGGGGTTGTAAAACAAATAAGTATGATGATTTTATGATTCCTGTAGAAGATGCCGAGTCTAACATAAAAGGCTGGATAACACGCAGAAGATCGGCTATACCTAAGTATTTATTTACTAAAGGTTTTTCAAAATCTAAGGTGTTATTTGGTATAAATCAGTTATACAATACTGATGTTCTTTATGTAGTGGAAGGTGCTTTAGATTGTATGTGGTTAAATCAGTTTGGATATTCTAGTGTTGCTATATTAGGGGCTAGTGTATCTAAAACTCAGATTAATTTACTTAGTAAACTTAATCCATCTGAGGTGGTTTTAGCCTTAGACAATGATGAGGCAGGAGCGCGTGGGATAGAGAAAGCTACGGTTGACATGAAAGACCGATTTCTGCTATCATATCTAACGTTACCTGAAAATTATAAAGATGTTCAAGAGATTTATAATCCACAGACATTACGTAACGTTATGTTAAACAAAACAATATTTTAAGGAGTTTTACATGGGTGGTATAGCCAAAATAAATAAAGGGCGAGAGGATTTACGCCAACCGCAGGTTGAAAGACCTAGTACACGAGAAGTGTGGCTGAAGGATGGGGACCAGATATTTGCTACCTCAATCGCAACTGGTGCAGAAAATGACAAGTATTTAGACGAAGTGTATCTTTACACTTTCAGAGTTGGGAACAACTGGACTAATTTAATCAAAGATCCGAGTGTTGATGCCAGTTCAGTACCGGAAGATACTTATGCATCACACAAATTTGCTTTTTGGGCATATGTGCACAATATAATTCACACACGAAAAGACAGCAATGGTCGAATCATACCCGGTTCAGACGAATGGGTAGAGATTGAAGGACCAGCTGGCAAGAAAGTATTTAGAGAAGACGTAAAAGATTTTAAAGTTCTTTCTCTTGGGTTTGGTAGAGGAGACGCTAACTGGAACCAATTAGTTGATGTGTATAGTGATTGGGGTTCTTTAGACAAAGGTGTTATGCGTTTAAAGAGAACTGGTACAGGAATGTTAGATACTTCATATCAAGTAGCTGCTACAGCTAAAACAGAAGAAATTCCTGATGACAGAAAGAGTGAAATAGCTGAATTACCAGCAATTAAGGATTACTACATGGAGAGATACGGGAATAGTATCCCTACATCAGAAGCTCCTACAGGTAATGATGCCACTCTTTTCTAATGACCGTCGTAACAAACGAGGTCTTTACTGAAGAAATCAATAAACTACGGTCTGCTATAGAGGTAGAGCCGACCATAGTTGTTGACGTAGAAACAAATGGTTTGGACCCCTTTGGGGTTAACCAAATCTGTGGTATTGGTATAGGTCAGCCCTCCAACTCACTTTGCCAATACTACCCGTTTCGACATCATCTAGGGGAAAATTTACCCTTAGATAATCTTGTTCTGTTGATGGATCTACTTAACCACTCAGTAAAACAGTATATAGGTTATAATCTAAAGTTCGACTTGCATTTTTTAGAGAAAGATGGTTTATCATTGATCGATAAAAAGTTGATAGACGTAATAGTAATGGTACGTTTAGTAGAGCACTCGGACATAAAGGATTTGGCATTAACACCAACTGCGAAGCGAAATTATGGGGATGGAGCGGTGCAGTATGACATAGATACTAAAAAGCAACTTAGATCTAACAAATGGAACAAAGACTTTTCAATGGCTCCTCCTTCTTTTTTAGGGGAGTATTGCAAGAAAGATGTTGCACTTACCGCTAAGATATACAACGATTATCTCCGTAAAATAAAAAAGACGGATCAAATGGGTGTTTTTGACTTTGAAAATGATCTTACATCTGTGTTGTACACTATGGAAAAGCGGGGGGTAGCCATTGACACAAAATATGCCCAACAATCTGAGATTCTTATACTTGATCGACAAGAACAGGTAAAGCAAGAGATTTATAAGTTAGCTGGTAAAGAGTTTAATATATCTTCCCCAGCACAAATCGGGGAAATATTTACAGAGATAGGTATAGAATCACCTGTGAAAACCCCTAAAGGACAGGATTCTTGGAGTGAAGCCGCCTTAGTAAACATAAATCACAGGATGGCGGGGTTAGTTAGACAGTTTAGAACACTAGACAAGCTTAGGTCTACTTATATAGAACCATATAAAGATATAGAAGTTATGCATACTTCTTTTTGTAACTGGGGGACAGCCACTGGTAGGTTATCTAGCCGAGACCCCAACCTTCAAAACATACCTAGGAATCACTTCAAGCTGAAAGAAAGAACTTTAAATGCTGACGAGAAGGCAGAAGTCTTGGGTAAGATCGCAGCAACTGTTAGTGCTAAAGGCGGAGTACTTAATGGTAACTTATCTGACGAAGTTCTAAACACTTGGTCTTTTGTAGGAGACGAATCTTATAATGACGGGGATAATTCTCAAATATCTATACGTAGGTTGTTTATACCACGTCCAAAGTATTCATTGGTTGGGTTTGACTATAGCCAAATGGAAGTTCGTGTGTTCATGTCATACTTTAGGAATGAAACGATTGATGAAATTTTGAATAAAGATGATGTTGATTTTCATAGTGAGGCAGCCAAACTAGCTTTTAGTGTAGATGAATCATCTGAAAAGTTTAAAGAGTACAGGCAAGCAGCTAAAGCTATTACTTTTGGTACTATATATGGCATAGGTAACAAAAAATTAGCCCAACAACTAAGCACCACACCTAAAGAAGCTGGTAGATATAAGAAACAATACTTCGAAGGTATGAAAGGTTCTAAAGAGTTTTTTGACAAAGTGGTTGCTACAGTGACTGCTAGGGGTTGGATAAAGAATAGGTATGGTAGACACTATAGAATTGACCCAAAGTTTGCATACAAGGGTGTAAACTACCTAGTTCAAGGCACAAGTGCTGATCTTCTAAGCGAAAGAATGTTAGAAGTAGACAAATATTTACAAGATAAAGAAAGTAACCTACTCTTACAAGTACATGATGAAATTATTTGTGAGATTCATGACTCCGAACTTGAAACAGTACCTTATAAGATTAGAGATATACTTGAGATAAACACATTAGAGATTCCATTGAAAGTAGATATGGAAATCTTTCAAGGTTCGTGGGCAGTAAAGAAAGATTTGAAACCTCTTACATTTGATGATCTTATAGATTGGGACTAATATGAAGTATAACGAAGAAGATATAATAAAAGAAATAACTGAGTATGTACAAAATACTTATGGAGAGCATTATAGTGAAGGAGATGTTCAGACTTTAGACTTTATAGAAGCGTGTGGCGATGCTGAAGCGTTCTGTAGAAGTAACATTTTAAAGTATGCATCTCGTTATGATAAAAAGGGAACACCTCGTAAAGACATTTTTAAGATTATTCATTATGCTATGCTGTTACTACACTTTAGCGACAAGAATAGTAAATGATAATAATACCCCACACACAAGAAATGATTGATAGAGCTAAGGTTCGAGCTGATCAAATGGGTGAAATACGCAATTCGATCACTCGTGGGGCAGGTAACCTAGCGGGATTCTTAGGAGAAGAAGCTATAAAAGAGTATCTTGGGGCAGAAATAGTAGAATCTGACGAGAAGTTTGATTATGACATATTCCTTAATGGAGAATGTATAGAGGTAAAAACTAAAAGAAGAACAGTAGCTCCTAGAGATTATTATGACGTATCCGTTGCATCTACAAGTACCCACCAACGCCCTGATACCTATATCTTTATCAGTCTAGAATTTAACGAATCGATAAAAAAGGATGGGGCAAAAGCTTACAGGGGGCTAAAAAACATTTGGTTGTTAGGTAAGAAAGACGCTAAACAGTACTTTGAAGAAGCTACTCTCTGGAAGAAGGGCGATGTAGATACTTCTAATGAATTTACTACCTTAGTAGACATGTGGAACCTACCGATATCAAAGCTGATTTGCAAATTTTAAATTCCTTTAGTATAATAAAACTGTAACGTTTGTTACATCTTGGTTAGGTCCGAAAGACCAACACAAGAAAATTAAAGCTTATAAGGAGTTAATCTCATGGCTATTAAAAAATACCCGCTCCGGGTAGATGATATTAGGAGAATAAGACCATCTGCAAAAGGGTCTGAAAACATTCATTTTGCAATCGTGCCCTTTTCTGGGCTCCCTCAAGGACTTCCCGATGGACCAAATGTAAGATCACGTGATGATTTAGGAATAGGTTCGGGCGGTAAGTACAAAAGTTTAGAACGAACTATTCAGGGGGTAGAAGGAATCCCTGACAAGTTTCATCTAAAAAATGGAGGAATTGATTTGGCGGTGTCATCAGTGACTAAGGTAAAGGATAATTTATACCATCTTTTCATTGATGAATTAACTGAAGGCATTATAAATGGTGGTCACACTTATGATTTGATTACTAGAAACGTAGATGCTGGCACTTCCGCCGATGAAAGTGTAGTGGTTCAAATTATTGAAGGTATGGATCAGACTACCAGAGAAGAGGTAGCTATCGCTAAAAACGTTCAAGTTAATGTAGATAAGACCTCTATATACAACACTCAACGAGTTTTTGAAAGACTATTTAAATTCAATTAATCACCCATATGCCGAACACATAGCGTATGAAATGAACTCACAAGCACCTATCCCAATAGGAGATGTTGTTTCCAAGCTGATGTGTCTTGATGTAGTTAATTACCCTCTAAACAAAGATAAGTGGGGTAAATCTAAGCATCCAAGACAAACTTATACAGGAAAGGCTGCTACGTTATCTCAATATGCTGAGAATGTAGAGCATTATGAAAAAATGTTTTCTATGTTGCCAGAAATATTAGAGTTATCTGAAATCATTCAAGTAGGCATAGCTAAGAAAAATTCTTTGGGGAACAAAGTTGGTTGGATTGACACTAAAACAGAAGTACAGTTACCTATCTTGGGGAAAAATTCTAAATCAACTCTTGTAGCTGGGCTAGTTAAGCCTGTGTTATCAGGATTTAGAAGCGTGGTAGACCCAAACGAGTTAGCTTGGGACAGGTCTTTCCCTAAAGTAAAAAAAGTGCTAGCCGCTTCTTTAGACGAATTACTAGATTGTATTAGAGATAATGGTAAAGATCACGACAACAAACCTAATCCAATGGCTAGATCTAAAAGTTTGTGGCAGAACTGTGCTATGATAGTTGATTCTAACAGATAATAACTAGACTTTAGTTACTTTCTAAGCTATACTTATAATACATTAATTTGTACAGACCCCCCGTCACTCCTGAGATGGGGGGTTTATTATAAGGAGAATCAACAATGGCAAAAGTAAGTGCACACATTGGATATACCTTTAGAGTAGGTCCATTAGAACAAAACCAATATGGGAGAGTGGATCTATCTGTAGATCAAATCGATACTGAGTTACCTATAGAACCACAATTAGAAGAGTCTAAAAAAGTCGCTGATATAGTGTGGGAGTTTATAAAAGGTAAGGTAGACACACAAATCGAGGCTATGCTAGATGAAGAAGAATAAAGTACCGTCTAGAGCAGTCGTTTTAGAATCTATTTTAGGGGAACGAGAACGACAAGACAAATTGTTTGGGGAACAAAATCATGACGATGCTTGGTGGAACATTCTAACCACTGAGAAAAATGGTGACATTGCTGAAGAAATATTTGGTCAGAATGACACAAAACTATTTATAGAACTAGTTCAAACAGCTGCTACCTACTTTGCGTGGGCAGAAGCAGTAAAGAGGAGAATCGATGGATAACACAGCCGAAGAAGCTATACAAAAATTACTAAAGAAAAAGAATTTAAATTTTCAATTAGGTGATAGTGAGGATTTTGTAACAAACAGAATCCCTTTTAATATTCCAGCACTAGATAAATTGACTGGTGGTGGTATTCCACTAAAGAAAATGACACTTATATATGGTCCTACTAACGTAGGAAAGTCTTATTTAGCATCTCAAATAGTAGTAAATGCTCAACAAATGGGTGGGTCTGCTGTTTGGGTAGATACAGAACTATCTTATGATAAAGACTGGATGGCTACTTGTGGTGTAGATGCTAAGAAGATACTAGTTTCACAACCCACTACAGGTGAAGAAGCTATGGAACATGTTAGAGAAGCTATGATTGAAGGATTTAAGGTTATTGTATTAGACAGTATTGCAGGTCTTGTACCCGCAAACGTATCAGAAGAAGAGTTTGGATTTAGCCCAATGGCTT